TTTTTTTCCTTTTTGTTTTTTAGAACTAGACATATTTTATTTATCTATATTAGTATTAGATAAAACCCTCCACAGATTGTTTGTTATTTTCTTTAATAAATTTTATTATTTTGTATTTACTAATGTATATAGTATGTCAGATTATCATAAACCAAGTGCAATTCAAAGTGAATTAGATTTTGTTGTTATAGTAAATAATATTGATAATGCGAAAATTATAAAAAACAAAGTGCATAGTAGTATCATCCAAGAAAAAATAAATAAATCAAGTTTTATCATTTTGAATAGAATAAAAGATGACAAAGATTTATACAAAGAAATAGATGATATGATATCTACTGTCAAAGGGACATGGTGCGAATTAAACCCTTTTTATATGTCAAGACAACTGTACAAATCAGATTTTATAATATTTATTAATGATGGTAAATTCAATGAAAATGAATATAAACCACTATGTATAGCATACATAAAATTATATGATGTAAATAAATTTAGATTTTTATACATATCAATTTTATGTTCTAATCGAAATTATGGGGAATGTGGTTCAAAATTAATGAATGCAATCAAATACTTGTCCAGTCTATTAGAATGTAGTGAAATAATTCTATATAGTGGTGATGATTATAACACAATAAAGTTTTATAAAAGTCAAAAATTCGTTGATATAAAATCTCTTCCCTATTATAACTTCAAATATATTGTTTCAAACGAAGACAAAAGATATCAACATCCTATAATAGAAGGCAACACCACCGTATTAGAATCATCACACGTATTAGGTGGAAAATCAAAAAGAAGAAAGTTTAAAAAGAAAAACACAACAATAAAAAAATTAAATAAAATAAAATGACCTGATGTCTTGGTTGAAAGTGGTTATCATAATTTTTAATATCCATTCATGTAAACATCGGAATATATTTTTGAAGTAGCTAAAGAATATAAATATGTCCAAGAAATATACAACACTAATTCTATGTAATAAATATAAATAGGAAAAAACGCTATTATAAAAAATATACCAATTTTCATATACAATCCATATGATTCATTAAAGTACAAAGCTATTATAACTCCTACTAAAATTATACAAAAAATATAAAATAAATATGTACGAATATTAAGTAAATTTTGAACAGCTTCTAACTCATACGATGATCTTTGAAAATCCGGTGATGATTCTTCAGATAATTTTTTCATTTGTTTGTCGATAGTATTATTTTGTTCATTTACTTGTTTTGTTAATTTTTGATAACTATCAACAGCAACATTTTTGATTTTTTCCATAAATTCTTTATATGATTCATTAACTATATTTACACTTTCTTTTGTTGCCATTTATAATTTTATATAATATATACACATTTTTTATATAAAATCTTACACGTACCTAGAATAGTCATCATATTCATAGGTTTCATTATATTTTGTTTGAAACCCTTCTGGATTTTCAGGGAAGGGTAAAATTTCATATTCTGGTGTTGGTTCAATTTGAGTATCTTGAGGAGACATTCCATCACTAGTTCCAGATTCATTATTTTCCAAAGAAGAAGAAGATGCTTCTGTACCATCATTATTTACACACACTGCTTTTTCTTCATCCCATGTAGTATTTGGACCACAACACTGTGGACCAATACATCCAAATGGTCCAAATCCACTACCTGGTGTAGGTGTAGGAGTTCCAGTTGGAATACCAATTAATTTAAATTCTGGACCCGCATAATTAAGTTCATCATAATTCAAAGGATTATGTGTTTGAATTTCTTTATATTGAAAATACATAATAACGAATCCTAAGAATAATGCAATAATTATAACAATATCAAATACAATACTTGGAATAAATGTAAGGTAGTCCGGTAATAAACGGAATATCCATACTACTACTAAAACTATTGTTAATACAATAATTATTTTCAAATAAGCCGCATATTTTTTTCTGTAACTATCATTTAAATTTAACATACGAGATTGACTTTCCTTAGCTTCGTCAATTTGTTCTTGTTTGTGATCTAAACGTTGTTTTTCTTTTGTTACTAATTTTTTGACATTAGATTGATCTGATAGAACATTTTTCATACCATCATTCAAAATACCCATAGAATCATTAATTTTCAATAAATTGTTTTGCATATCAGATAATGGTGGTGGATTTTCTTCGTTGTATAAAATATTATTAATATCAGCCACTTGTCTTGCTTGAACATTTTCTATACCGTGTAAATTATTTATGGACATTTTTGTATTTTATTCAACTATATAACAACTATATATATTTTATAAAGAAGTAGTTGTAGAATTAATTTTATTAAAAAATATTTATATAAAATTAATCAGATGAAGAACTTACAAATAAAGCAGCTACTAAAAGTGTAGCACATGCAATTGTACCGGAAATATACATGGTATTTTCTTGCAATAATAACTCATTTATGTCATCTTCAATAACATCTAAAGTATCTTCATCTTTATGAATATATGAATTTATCTTTTTGTCTCTTTGAAGAACCCAGTGATCATCATATTTTCTATTATGTTTCAAAAAATATGCATTTTTTTCATTCCACGATTGGGTAGTTTCCTTTATTTCATCACGATTTTCTACAATTTCGTTACCAATCGATACATAATCTGCTTTTAAATCATCCATATTTGCTGCCATATTTTGAAAAGTTGGAGGAGTATGTGTTGGCATAGGAGTTGTCATTACTTGAATATTTATCTATATGTTTTACCCACATTTTATTTATCATTTTATTTATAGAAACTTACATTTTCATAAATAGGAAAAATAATAAAGTTGTTGCTAATACAGTCCATAAAACTGTTGTATAAATCGTATAATCCAACTGTTTTTTTATATTATGAAAATTCTCATTATTATACAATTCGTCAATATCTTTATCCAAAGTAATACGAAGTGCTTCATTTTCTTTTTGAATCTTCATAATTTGATCATAATAATCTTTAAATTCAGGATCATTCGTTTCAAACTCACTCAAAATATTTACGTTAAAAGATGTCAATAAATTATTTAAATCTGCTAATCTTTGACATAATTGTTTTTTATTAGGAAGAATATTTGGATTATTTTCTGGTGCATTTACTGAATAAGATGGAAATCCATATTCATAAGTTGCTCCTAAATTACTAAAAATACTATCACACTCTACTTGAGAAACTGTTGGTTCTTTCGGCATACGTGGAATTTTTTTATATAAATTACACTGACCAGCTATTTGTGCCATTTTTATAAATTGATTCACTTCGCTTAAAATATAATTTTCTGTATCAAACACATTATAAGGTCCTTTTGTTATATACAATTCATTATCTGCATTTTCATTCTTATCTACATAAGATGGATTCATTATTGAACAATCTAATGATTTTTTTGATTCATGAATATATATATTGTGTTTGTTTAATGGATGTTTTTTTGTCATATAGATATACAATACTAATTATATATCTATATATAGATATTTTCAAACACTTATTACGATGGTGGAGTAACTGCTTTGGCTACATCTTCAATACTTGTATTTGATAACAAATAAACAGAAGCCAAACCTACCAATAAACCTGCTGATAAATTTAATACTTTTAAATAAGCACCCTGATATGCCACATTTGCATCTTCATACAATTGATCACTTGCTAATCCAACATTTGTCTTAGCACGTAGTTCATTTGCCTTCTTTTTATTAGTACATATTGAACGGTAATATTTATAAACTTCTTCTACAATATCACTTGTATCTACTCCTATATTTAATTCTCCCAAAGAATCTTTGGAATTGTCATTTGAATTTGACTCCAAAGTAATATCCACCGAGTTTAAATTATCTACACCAGATAAAACACTTTTCTTTAAATTTGCCATTTGAGATTCGTCTAAATTTGTCGTATCTACTTCTTCACAATGAGAATGAGGATTATTATCATACACTTGATTACCTATAGGTCTACATTTGCAACCATTTTCACCTGTATCATCATAATAATATGCTTGATAGTGATAATGTAATTTTGTGCATTTATTTGTAATAAAACATTTCGGTTGTTTTTCATTTGTTGTAAAAAAACTTGTTGTTTCACTTTGAGAATTCTTTTTAGAATCACTACCCTCTGGTTGATCATAACTACCTTCAGGTATACTTTCTCCAAAAGGACTTACTGCTACTTTTTTTATTGTAGGAAAATTGAAGTTTAAATTTACCTTGTTTCCTATTTTTCCAAATTTGTTTTGTTGTATAGAAACTATTCCACCTTTATTTGTATCAAAATTATAACTGTTTGTTTTATCATTTAATTTCATATTTCCCTTTTTATCAAAAGAATACATCACATCTTCATAATTATTTACTCCTTCATCTAAATTAATATTTTGTAAATAAATCTGAAGATTTTGGGAAATATCATTTAAAAAATCTTGTTTATTTGATCCTTCCAAAATTTGTTTACATTTATCTGGTGAAACTTTTCCTTTTTTATCTGTTATTATATTTGTATTATCTTTCTTAAACTTTGAATATAAAAAATCATTTTCATTATACCCGATAATTATATCCGACATTTTTATTAAATTTTATCTATATTATAGTCTTTGATTTTTTTTCATACACATACACGATAATATGTTGTATCTACTGCTGTTACACTTTTTCTAATTAATTTACATACTTGTTTTGGTCTCAAACATACTGCCAAAGCTTGAGGATCAAATCGTGATATTTCTGGTAATAAATTCAATTTATCAAAATTCTTTTCAACCTTTAACTTATTCAGATCATCTTCATTTAATATTGAAATATGAGGAACTAATGTGTGTTTCAATATATTGAATTGCAAACGTTTAATATTATGTATAACAACAAATATACCATCATGATCATACAAATATTTCATCTTTGTTGTGATTGTATCATTCGGTTCATCTTCAGCAATAACAATTATTGTATCCTTTTCTTTATTTGTTAAAACATTCTCAATAACAAACAAATCTTCAACAAGTTCATCTAAATTCTCTTTACGGATTTGTTTATTATTGTTATTTAACATATGCTTCACATATACTTTTGAACCATCACTCTGACGTTCGACCAACATATCCAATTGATTGTTTGAATACATCGTATTTATTTCATTAACACTAAAATTCATATAATCCGATACATCGTATTCTTCATGCTTTAATAACTCCAATAATGTATTTCGGGAATTGTAAACTTCTAATATGTAACTACCTGATAATGATGACATATATATATAGATTTATATATTTCAATACTTTTAATTTGTTTTAATCAATTTTTTGTTTTTTTGGCATCAATTATATCTTTCATAAAGTTCTCTAAAATATTTGTCCTTTTCCATCTTTTCTTTTTCAATCTTTTCATCTCTGATTTTATCAAAATGGCTTTTGTCTTTAATTATTTTTTCAATAGTATTTTCGTATTTTAACTCTGGTTCAAGCGTTTCTTGATACAATTTATAGTCTTCAATATCTTTTTTATGACCATTTATGAGTTCTCTATGATGTATTGGGTGAATATTTGAAAGATCTAAATCCATCACACCTTTATATCCAGCCACTATTGTTTTATACATACTTTTGGTTATATATTTATAAAATTTTATTTTTAAATCATACAAAATTATTGGTTTTTGAATGATTTAGGAAACTCTAGGTTCTCAAATACTATTTTGGTTCTCGAATTCTAAAAAATGAAAACCCTTCAAAAAAATACAATAAAAATACTTTAGGAAAAATATTGAATTTTATACACACAAAATTTTTTGAACGATTTGAGAACCATGGAGAACCAAGAATTTATTTTCTAGATTTATTCTTTTTAGATTTTTTAGACTTCTTTGTTTTTCTTTTCTTTTTACCACCTGTCTTCTCTGAAGTATTTCCATATTCAGTATTTTCAGGAAATGCATAATATTCTTTTTCATCATAGAATGATGCTTTATATTCCTTTTTTTCATCATAGAATGATGCTTTATATTCCTTTTTTTCTGAAAATGTATATACTTTGTTATTAAATGATGATGATTTGAACTTACTCCTATCACCCCTACCAATATCATAATCTGTAGATTCAGACCATGGTTTAGAATCTATAAAATTACCTAAAAGCTTTGGTAGTCCATTTTTAGAAACTTCATAATATACATCATTTGTATTTTCGTTTTTATGTTTTTCAATTTCTTTGGATAAATCTTCTGGATCTTTAAAGATTTTTGCTTTATCTTTGCCAAAATCTTCAAATTTCTTTTTTATTATTCTTATTATATCATATCGATGTTGTTTTAAATTTTTAAAATGGTTTATTTCACCGGTTGTTGGCTGACTACTTACGCTATGTCTAATTGATCTACTCATTTTTGTAAAGACACCCAAATGTTCACTTGGAATAGGTTTTTCTTCGTATGCTTCTTTTATGATTTTTTCTAATATTTTTGACATATATATTATTATAAGAAATAATCTAGGTTCTCAAATACTATTTTGGTTCTCGAATTCTAAAAAATGAAACCTCTTCAAAAAAATACAATAAAAATACTTTAGGAAAAATATTGAATTTTATACACACAAAATTTTTCGAAGTATTTGAGAACCACCGAGAACCAAGGATTTATTTCCTAGATTTATTCTTTTTAGATTTTTACTTCTTTATTTTTCTTTTCACCACCTGTCTTCTCTGAAGTATTTCCATATTTAATTGATGTTTATAGGAGAACTCATTCATAAAAATCTATATGTTATACTATTATTTTTATATTTTAGGTTTTCAAAAATATAAAACTAAATGTATCTTCAATAAAGTTATGTTTTTTTTACAAAAAATGATTTAGTAAAATCTAATATTGAACTTCCACCTTCAGATTGTTTTTTTTCATTACTTTCTTCATTTTTTTTATCTTTTTGTTCTGGTTCTTTAACATCATTAATATTGATGGATCCTGTTGTATTTTTAGTAGGATCTTGTTCATTTGATCCATGTACTTCATTTTTATCTCCTACAACAACAGTAATGTTGGGTGGTGCAACAGGTGGTGCAAGTGGTGGTAATCCATGAGGTGAAATCATAGGTCTATCAAACATTTGAGGTTGAGGTTGTTGTGTTTGATAAAGTGCAGGATCAATTTGGAATGGATATGTAATTTCATTTGGTTCTACAACAAGAACATTATCTTTTTGAATATTTGGATTTTGAGTTTCGATTGTAATAAATTCAGGACCGATTTTCTTAATACTATAAATAATAGGTGTTTTGGTAACGGGATCAACTGTAATATTTCTTAAAATGACTTGTTCTCCAACAGAATATTCAGGTTCTTCATCATCATCTTTTTTCTTTTTAGCACCACCCATCATAGTATCCGATTCAGAAGGTGTAGTAGAATACATAGGAGAACCAGGACGTTCTTCATTCGGAGCCCATTCTGGTGTTGAAGGAGAATATGCATCTTCTGGCGACCAATCTGGAGTTTGTGGTGTCCAAAACGGAGATGCAGTTGTTTCTATAGGATAATCATTATGTGGTAACGGTTGTTCTGAAGATTCAGGTTCAGGAATATCGAATTCTTCACTAACATGTTTATTTTTGCTTGAATCTTCATGAGGTGATTTTTTCAAAGATTCTCGAATATTAGTGATAATTTTGGAAATAGTTTCTTTTGTAGTATCTTTATGGACATTAGATAATTTATTAATATTTTTAGAAAAGGATAATTGTTCTAATTGTTTAATGTTATCATCAGTAATAATTCGCATATTCATATTAAGGACTTGCAATTCTTGTATAAGGAGTTTAAACGTGTAAGGAATGCATACAATACTAAAATCGCGTCCATATTTGGATATTTGAATAACTTTTAAATTATCTCCAGCAAGAGATCCTACAAATTGTAATGGTCCATCTGCCATAGGACTTAAAAAGAGGCTTTTTGATGGATTATATACACTAATCATACCGGTTTTATTACAAATAGCCATATAATATTCATCTCCTCTTTCCATCATGGATTCTGTAAGGAAGTTGGTAGCACCGTGTGAAATGATTGAATCACGTTCCATTTCTCCAATACGTAATCCACCATCATTAGCGCGTCCTCCAACAGTTTGTCTTGTAAGAACTGATCTAGGACCACGTGCTCTATAATTGATTTTATCTTTAACCATATGTTTGAGACGCATATAGAAAGTAGGTCCAATAAATATTTCACTTTGAATTTGTTCTCCGGTCATTCCATTATATAAAATTTCATTACCACTACTGTGGAATCCTTCACGTGTAAGAAGTTGTCCATATGATTTAATTTTGGAAGCATCATTACTGAAAGCAGTACAGTCAGCAAATCCACCGTATGCAGCGGCAACTTTTCCTGTAATAGCTTCAACTAAATGACCAATGGTCATACGTGTAGGAAGAGCGTGTGGATTAATAATAATATCAGGTCTAATACCACTACGTGTAAATGGCATATCGGATTCAGGTATAACAAGACCGACTGTTCCTTTTTGTCCAGCTCTGGAAGCCATTTTGTCACCCATAGTAGGTATTCTTATTTCTCTAACACGAACTTTAGCAATACGTTTACCTTCTTCTCCTTCTGTAATAAAACTTTTATCAACAATACCTAATTGTCCTTTTTTAGGAGTTTTCGAAGCATCTTGACGTTGTGTAATACCGGTAGAAGAACTGGTCATTCCAATAAGTACAGTTTTGTCGTTAACTTTAGTTCCTTCTTTAATAAGACCATTATTGTCTAATTTATCATAATAACAATCGGATTTAATTCCAACAACATTAGGTGTATTTTCAATATTAGAAAAGATAACTTCATTAACTTGATCATCGGTTTTAGTTCGTTCTTCGTGAGTTTCATATGTAGTATAATAAGTTGTTTGAAAAAGACCTCTTTTTAACGCACCTTCATTAACCAATACAGCATCTTCAACATTATATCCGGTGTATGACATAATAGCAACGACGCAATTTTCTCCATATACATTTTCTTCATGATTGAAGTATTCCATATATCGTGTTTTAACTAAAGGAACTTGTCCATTATTTAATACAACAGCAGATTTATCCATTCGTACTTGATAATTAGTATGATAAATTGAAACGGCTTGTTTAGATTGTCCACAAGAGAAAGAATTACGTGTTGCAGGATTGTTTTCTGGAAAATTAATAAGATTACACATCATACCAAAAATGAGTGATTCATGTATTTCTGCGTGTGTAAATAATTTATTATGTTTGATATTTTGTTTATTAATAGCAATAAGAGTGTCTTCACTTTCACTGGTATCAATATAATCAATTACAGCTTTTTTTTCTATAAAATCTTTTAGTTTTGCAGGATTTTCTTCGTTTTTAACACCATATAATTCTTCCATTTCGTATATTTTCATATTATTTGTATGAAAGTCTTTGTCTTTTTTTTCGTTGAATCCACTAACAAGATCACTCCATGTGAAATCACCTTTTTCTAAAACTTTTAAGAAATCATCATTTTCAAAAGAAAAATGATTTGTTTCATTATCTTTATAGAAAATCGGACGACACAATCTTCCGGCATCAGAATAGACAATAATTGTATTGTTTTTGATTTCGAATGAAATACTAATATATATTGGTAATAATGCATTACGTCTAAAGAGTTTGACTTTTTCTACACATTCAATTGGATTATCAAGAACGCCAACCCATAAACCATTAATAAATACTTTTGTCATAGAATCTAATTGTAGTACGTTGCATTCTTCTATTATTTTCATGGCGACTTTTTCTTTAAACCATAGAATGATGGGTTCTCTAGAAATACCTTTTGTAACATAAGCGGATAATGCTAAGTGTTTGTGTATTCCGATATTTCCTCCATCAGGTGTATCTATTGGATCAAAGAATCCCCAGTGTGAAGCATGTAATACACGAGGTCCAACTAATTTAGCTCCAGCATCTAAATGAATATTGGTTTTACGAAGTTGAGATGCAGCAGTATAGTAAGATAATCTATTAAGATCTTGTACAATACCAATACGTTTTGTATGTGTTTGAGACCCCCAATTTCCTTTAAAAGCTTTTCTAAATCCTGTATCGACAGCTTTTTGTGAAAATACTTCTTTATAATATTCACGAACAAGTGTTTGAAGATCATTTTCATACAATTCTAGATTGAAATGAATACGTTGTTCGAAACCTTGTTGTATTTCATGACTTTGTATAGAAAAGTATTCACGGAAAAGATCTGTCATAAGTGAACCGACTGTTTCAATTCTTTTATATTTGAAATTATCTCTATTTGTGGGTTCTTCAATTTTTGTATAAACTTTTAGTAATTTAAAAACGATATGTCCTAAATAATAGGCTTTTGCCATATAATTGGTTTCTCCTATGTGTGGAAGTAAATAATCACATAAAATTTCTAAAACATGAGGTATAGTTTTACCTTTTGTAAATACAGCAATAAATCTAAGAGCAGCGTGTTGAGTCATAATACCACCAGATTCATGTACAGAAGGAATGAAAAGATCAACCATAGATTTATATTTTTCAATATTTAATAAGCACATTTCTATGATTTGTTTGTCAGTAATGAATCCTAAAGCACGAAATACAATAAATAAAGGAATTGGTTTTCTTACGTTTGGTATAGATACAACTATATTATGATTTTCAACTTTTGATTGAGAAAATCCAGTATTCATAGAACCCGAAGCTCTGATTTTAACACTTAAAGTTCTAATTGGTTTTGCAACATTTTCTGAAACGGATCTAATTTCTGCTGAATACAAATATTTATCATCCGATGATTCTTTTACATATAAAATATTGTCTGCAAACTTTTCTTGCGGAATAACTGATTTTTCTTTTCCATCAATAATAAAATATCCACCATTATCATTACGACATTCACCCATTTGAAATCGTAAATCACGAGGAAGTCTATTAAGAACACAAAAATCAGATTGTATCATAATTGGAAATTTTCCCAATAAAATCTTTTCAATTAAAAATGGTTGTGGAGATGTTTGTATAATATTTCCACTCGTTGATGCAGCAAAAGAAGCTTGTGTATTTTCTCTAATTTTTGCAACTTCAGCAGGGGTAGTTTTAGCACTTTTCTTTTTTTGAGCGGGTTTTTTGCGTGGTGGTTTTTTCAATATATCAGTTTTAGCACCTCCTGTTTTTTTGTCTTGTTCATCTTCATCTTCATCTTCAGATTCAAAATCGCCTCCATCATGTGTTTCAGTTTCATGTATGTCATTTGTTCCACCATATATATCAGGTTCTTCGTCACCACGTAAAGTTTTAATAAATTCGACTTCAACATCATAGTGTATGGTCATAGCATAGGTCATATTTCTTAGACGAGCTTCATTAGGATACATAAAATGTGGTCTACCTTCATCATAAATAATGGGTTTTCCAAAATATATTTTAGTACCATCTTTGCCACCTAAATAAAGATTACATTTATTTTTATAATCACCTAATTCATCGTCATACATAGATTGAACTTTAATTGGATTTTTGTCTCGAAAAATTTGGAAAATATGTTTTTTATAAAAGTCATTATAAGATTCAATATGGTGATTGACTAAATTCTGGGGATTGTCTCTAAAATATGAATTGATGACTTTCCATATGTTTGAAGTGTCCATTTTCGTATATATATACGTATCTTTTTTTTTGTATTATTTAGGACAAAGATAAATAATATCTAATAGCATATTATATATTGAAATATGGATTTTAACCAGTTGTTTTCTCCTTTAAGTCGCGAATTTTGTCTTTGGTTTTATTATTTATCAGTCATCGGATTTGTATTTTTAGTGATTACATTAATTAGTGCAATTATTGTTGGATTTACAAAGAAAAAGGGAGGTGAATATTTCATGACTATGATAATGGTAGCTTTGAGTTATTTCATTTTCTATTTCCAAAATAGATTATTATATTCTATGTGTGTTAAATAATTTTTGCGTATTTTCAATCAGCATTTTCACACCATATATAGTATAAAAATGGATATTTTATACTATAGTAATTTTTGTCCTAATTCAAAGAAAGTTTTAGGAATTATTTCAAAACATGGATTAATGGAAAAAATGAATTGTATAAATATTGATAAAAGAGTTCGTGATCCTCAAACTGGTCAAATATTTATTCAAATGGAAAATGGTAAAAAAGTAATGATGGCTCCAAATGTTCATGGAGTACCTGCATTATTAAAAGTAAATGAAAAATATAGTGCAATATTTGGTGCTGAAATAATAAATTATTTAGAACCTAAAATAAAAGCAAATATTTCCCAAATGGTACAAATTAATGGAGAACCAATCGGGACTTCTTTAGGACAATCTATTGGAGGTGTTTCAATTGTATCTGAACAATATACATACTTTAATGCACCACACGAGGAATTAAGTGCTAAAGGTAGTGGTTCTGCTAGACAAATGTATAATTATGTTTCTGCAGATCACACTGCTAATAGTGTTATTCAAACACCTCCTGATAGTTATAAACCCGATAAAATAGGTCAAAGTTGCACTATTGAAACTTTACAAAATCAACGTAATCAAGATATTCCTCAATCTGGTCCACCCAATCCTTTTGGAATTTGAATAAAACATCAAACAATATAAAAAAAATTCTATAATTATTTGTATCAAATATATATTTTAATGACTGATAAATCAAGTTTATTAAAAGCATTTAATACACACTTTTTTGAATTTATTGAAAGTATTGTTGAATTATTTCCTGATAATGAACATTTAAAACATACACAATCACAATTTGAAACTTTTAAAAAATTAAATCCAACTTCTATTATAAAATCATGGAAAATCTTTGTATGTGATCCATATAAACATGTTATAAATAATGGTAATATAGAATTCTTTTTTGAAAAAGATTATAAACAAGATTTACAAACACTTTCTAATTCAGACAAGATTATGAAGGTTATTGATAATTTAAGAGAACCAATACGTCTAATGGGCGAAGAATCTAAACAAAATGCTTTGAAATATTTACAAAATCTATCCAAATTAACCGATGCATATTCATCTATGTAACTTTAATATAAAATCAAGGAAATGGTTAGAAGAGATTGAAAAATAACAACGGTTTTTGAAAGATTCGATACTGGATAAATATCTCCATATCCTAATAAAGTTGCATTTTGCACTGAAAAATAGAGTCTATCAAATAATTTTTGTGTTAATGATGTTTCGATCTTATCTGGAGTAATCGTGTCTTTTTCCACATCCTCTTTAACTACATCTGTCGCTTCATCTAATTTTTCTTTCACCTCTTGTTTTTCATAATTTGATATTATTTGCGATGAGTGTGGTACATATGGTTCATATACTTCGGAGAATGATTCCATCACTTTTTCATCAATATTTTTACTTACCTTTTTCTTTATAATCTCTTGTTTGATTGTTTCTTTTACTAAATTTACACCACTAAAATTTTCATCAGGTAATATTAGATATAGAAATGCAAATATAAATACTGAAACAAATAATAAATATAACTTTTTATGAGCACGTTCTATTTTATTAAAAAATATGTATTTTAGTTTATCTAAAGAATTTGAAAATAATATTTTTAATGGGTTATTCATAATATATATAAAATGATATATATTATCTTTACACAAACCTATTCTTCTTGGTCTTTCGTTTATTTCTTTTTCTTTTTATTCTTGTTTTTCGTTTCTTCCTTCCACCTCTGAAATCTTGATTGAATCTTACCATTAATTTACAAGAAGAAAGACTTGTGGATGGACTTGGTCCGAATTTTTCTTCTAAAAATGGAAATTTTTCATTATATTTTGTATCCAAACACCAATCGTCATTTATATCCAAAGGTAAAATATTATTATTTTTAATAAATGACCAAATGTAATTAATTAATACTATAGGAGTTTCTGTAGAAATACTAAAATCTTCAAGTAAAAGATATTGTTTCAATAAATAGTTCAATCTATCATCTATTTTTATATTTAAATCCCTCGTCATATCATCATCATGAAGTGACGATATCGATATAGCGCTTGGATCATAATAAGAAAACTTAAAAATCTTATAATCTTTACCATGTCCTCCTCTTTTTATAATATTTTCTAAAAATCTTAAAAATACTAATTGATTAAATATAGAATCTGTAACATAATATAACCAACCATTACCATACGCATTAACGTTGGTTCTTTGAATCTCTGTAATAATTTCTTTGGCTTTAGTTTTTGCGTTTTTTACTATTTTTTTATATTCTGAACTTTCTATGTCTTTAAGTTCACCAATCGTTGTATGCTGTTTTAATATACGCTGAAACAAATCCATATCATTACTGTCCATATATAATTTATTAATATATTTATTGATTTAAATAAAAGATCATGCTACCAACATCCATAAGCTTGAAAAAAACATCTACTTCTTTCCTTTTCAAAATAAACGATGGATCTTGTTCTTTCTTGATCAAAAATACTTCATGGTGTAATCTATATACCAAAGGGAAATACTTCTTGGGTACTTTTTCGCCTCGTTTGTGAACATAATATGAAATATATTGTTTATGTAATTCACATACAAACTCAAATAATTCTTGTCTAAATTTATCAAACAAATTCTTGTATATTGTAAATACATTCAAAAATTCTGATATTTTGTTTTCTTTTATCAAAGACAAATACAAATACTGTAAATTAGGATGATTACCACGCAACTCTTTTATTTTACTGTATGATTCATCTTCTAAAATAGTTTGTTCATTATTTTCAATATGACTCACTACAAGACCTTGTAAATCACTACTATCGAATTTGTTTTTTATATTATCATAATCTAACGATTCCAAATTATAACACTTAGGATAAAATATATTTTCTTGATCTTTAAAACATGACCATGAAGTATATTCTTCTGGACATATATGTTTGACGTTTTCTTCAACAATCTCATAAACATCAACCAAGTATGCTTTAGGCTTTTGAATATTTATAATCATTTTATTTGTAGGATGTTGAATTACAAAATGATAAACATGAGATTTAGACAAATCTTTCAATAAGGGAATTTCATTAAAATCTTTGTTAAATGGCTCACCTAAACATTCTATTAACATTTGTCTAAACGTTAATTGTCTATCGAAATCACCCACTTTGTATTGATTTCTAATATACCAATAGTTGCATCCAATAGAATTTTTACTAGCTATTTCCCATCCACAAATTCGTTCGTCGTAAAAAATACACATAAATGTTCCTTCGATGAATTCTTTAAAACGAAATTCAGTATCACTCAAAAAAGAATATTTTTCTTTAAAATCATCACTATTTGATAATTTAGATGGTAATACACATAATGTTTTACGAGGTTCTTCATTTGTTAAAATCTTTATATAATCTTTTGAATTTTCTGGTGTAGAAAATACATATTCAACCGATGGTCCATGAATTTGTTTGACACTTATTATTTTTTCTTCCATAGAAATAATAGCAACTGAATATAGGCAACTACTAAATATTTATATAATTATATTTATATTCTTCTATATATATATATTAATTTTGTATGACAACTTTAGAAAAAAGAAATACAGATGGAGGTGCTATATTTAAAGTTAAAAATCAAGTTGAAGGTATTGACTTTATGAAATATAGCGATGATGTTAAAATTATTACTACTCAATATAGAGCCAACAACAAAAATATTGGTGCTAAGTTCGATCAAATACGTCAAGAATATGATAGATCAAATTTAAATAGAGCTAGTTTCATTAAACAAATCGATATGATTAATAGAGCAACTAAATGGGCAAAAGCAAATAATGTTAAGGCTGAGAAAATTAAATTGAAGCGTGGAAAAGTTTTAAAAGGATTAGATAACACCAGAATTGGTAGAGCTGACTATGCTGAAATTGGAACATCATATTTGAACTCAGTCGATAAGAATATATGGCAACTAGAACAAAACTTAACTATGGATAATTTGATAGAAACTACTGGAAATAGAGACAAAAATGAATACAGAGCCATATTTTATGATAAATTATTGTCTTTATTATTGAAATATGCTGCGGCATTTAGTAGTATTTCTAGTTCATGTGGTAAATGTGAAACCGTTATTGATATTGTTAAACAAGCCATTAAACAAAATGTCAAAACCGATTGTTTGAAAAATCCAGATGTCTTGAGTGTAGATAGAGATGATAATATGTCTCCTAATGGTTATTCACAACATTTTAATACACAATCAATTGATACAGAACCACTGCCAGCTCCACGAGAAGAACCAACAGACATACATAACGTCTTTAAAGAATTTAAGCCTGTTGTGGATCTACCTTACATGGATAAACATATTGATATTTCAAAGTATTTTATTGGAAAAGCTACACAAGAAGAAATAAAAAAACTCAAAGAAATTATCATAGAATCTCTCGATAGTTCCACTTTGAATGATGACGAAAAGTCGAAAATGAAAGAGAAAATCAACAACATTCCATATGAAGAAGGTAAATCAGACGGAATAAATAGTTTGAAGAGTTTAGCTTATATATACACAGCTTTTCAACTAGAAACACTTCATCATTCCATTAATCTACAGACACAGGGACATAAAACATATTCAAAAATGCTACTTACAGATGTTCAAATTGGAAATTTAAAAAAACATACACTTTGGGGAATATTAGAAAAGGCTATTGCTAAAATAAATGACACTGATATAGATTATATTTCTCTTGGAGAAGCTACTGGACGGGACATACAAAATTTTGGCGATCAATTAGGACCATATTGGAATGATCCTTTTAAATCAATAAAAGGTCATTTCGATGATAGATTAAGAGCGTGGAATGGGTCTGAGCAAAGATTTGCAGATGATCTTAATGATGCAGAAGGTATTTTTAAAAATTTGCAATTAAGATATACTGATGTTGAACAATTATTAAATATAAATAGTGATGTATATAAAGGCAACAATATTTATCAATATAAACCAACCGAAACAATCCAAGGTAATGTAGCTCTTGCACCACCAGTACAATATAGATTTGATAATAGAACAGAGGAAGAGAGGACAGGAGAGAGTGACATGTTTTTTGGTGAACAAAATAATCGAGGTGGACGTCGTACAAAACGTCATAATAAGAAATACAGATCTACATTCAAACGTCGTCGTGTTGGAAAAACTTTAA